CGCTATGGCGGACGACACGCCAAGCGTAGGCGCAATTGCCAAGCCGATACCCGGCGCAAAAATGGTTAATGCGACAATCGCAGCAATGCGCAGAATCTTTCCACCATTCCCGCCCTGTGGAAAAACCACGACATGCACATATTGCCCAGCGCGCGGCTTCACCTTCGCCCACATCGCGCGCGGCACCGGGTAGCCGCCGATCTGCACATCGCAGGCTTGGCTGGCGAACTCACCGAGCATTTCGGAAATCGACTGGCCTGCCTGAAACTGGGCAAAAACTCGCTCTTCGCCGTTCATCACGTTCGGCTGAGCAACAACGGTGCATTCGTTGGTCATGATGGTCCATAAAAAAAGCCCGCACGAGGCGGGCTTCAAAAGAAAGTTGTTTTCGCCGGCTACATTCGGCAGGTAGGTGTTCCAGTCACAATCGACTGCTTTGCAGCTTCCATCTCTCGCTCATCCCAAATACCAGTGCCCCAAGCGGTCACGGTCACGGATGCGCCATCGCCGTCTTTGGCAATGTCAATGCGCTCTAGATCTTTCCCGGTTCCAGGCGCGGAAATTCGCACAACGCCCTTTTCGGTATCCGTGAAGAGATCTCCGCCAACGTCGAACGACTCCCGGAGGATGTTCGTACTGGTTCGGCAATGACGTGCATATGCACCGGCGCGCCTATAGGCTTCCTGGTACGTGACTGGCGCCGAGAACTGTGCCTTGAGAGAACCCACGTCGCCATCCTTAATTCCGACGGAGCACCCCGCCAACAGGCAGACGCCAATTCCAAGCAATACGTGTCGCATCGTCGATCCTTCATTCCCCAGTTCGGCCGATACGATATACCCCTTCGATCCGGCGCGCCCACTGCGGGGAATCCAGGCGCTCGATGCAGCTGGTGGCCCTGGGCGACCAATGCAGGAACCGATCTGCCGTAACCATAATCCCGCAGTGCCACGGGCGGCCGGCGATGCGCAGGATCAGCAAGTCGCCGGCCGCCGGCGCCGAGACCAGCTCCCAGCCGGAAGCCAGGCCCGCCGCCACCGCGCCAGCCACCGCCACCCGATCCTCCGCCGAGGGGTAGGCGTCGCCGTAGTCGGGCAGCAGCACCCCGAACACCTCCGCCAGAACCAGCCGCACGCCGCCCCAGCAGTCCGCGCCAGCGCGCGTACGGCCCTTGTCGGCGTACGGCAGGCCGACATAGGGGCCGGCCCAGGCGGGGATCACAGGAACAGCCCGGGGCTGTTGGTGGGCAGGTACTGCTGGCCCGGGCAGGCCTGGGAGAAGACGTCCTCTTCGTAGGCCAGCGTGCCGGTGATCGTCTCGGTGGTGGCGGTGATATCGGATAGCGAGAAGGCGAACGGCCCGGCCTCGATGGTGTTCGGCTGGCTGGCCAGCACCACGTCCAGCGTGACCGACGGCATGCCGGTGAGGTCGCGGATCGCGGAGTTGATCGACAGGTCCGTATTGTCGAAGGTAACGGTTACCTGCGGCACTTGGTCTTCGCGCTGATCCGGCAGATTCACCTGGAAGGCGAACGGCAGATAGCTGCCGTCCGTGCGGGTGACCGTCTCGGTGTTGTGGGCAACGCGGATCGGCAAGGCGAAGGACGGGTGCTCGACCTTGAGGCACGGGATGAACACCTCCGCGGTCTGCGGCGCCAGCATCGCCTGCAGCGCGCGTGTGGATACCTGGCGCATTACGGTTCCTTCATCAGTTCGAGATCAACACGCCATAGCCTTTCGGCGCTGGCCACGTATTGCTCGCTCGGCGTCTTCAAGAACACGTACGTTGCCGCGGTGCCGTCCCGGAAGTCAGTCCAGTCGAACGGCAACGTGTAGCTGAGCGTGGTCTTGACGAACGCCTGCAGCGTCGCCAGCTGCGCCTGCGTCAACATCACCGAGCAGGTCAGCTTCTCCGGCAGCGCGGTGAAGCGCCGCCGGGTCTTCATGGCGCCTTCCATCTGCGTGGCCAGGATGGGGTCTACCAGCGGTGCGTAGTTGATGTTCGCCACCAGCGGCGTGGGAAGGCCCGCCGGCCAGGTCGGATTCGACATGTTCAGCCACCTCCCACCGAAACGCCGCGGCGCTGCACGCCGAATCGCTGCTGCATCGCCTGCGCGGTGCGGCCGCCCTTGTTGATGTCGCTGGCGACCGCGTCCAGGACCACGTCGATAATCACCGTATCGCCGTCACGCCGCGCGCCCGTCTGCTGCGCCTGCACGGGCTGGCCGTTGTTGGTGACGTTGACCTGGACATTGACGTCGCCGTCGCCGCCACCCTGCGTACGCACGCCCAGGCGGCCATCGCTGCCGCGACGTAGGGGCAGGATCGCCTCCGGGCCGGCCTCGCCCATCAGGCCCGCGCCGTTGGCGAACTTGAACATGGTCGGGTTGCTCACCACCTGGCCGGAGAACCGAGACAGGCTGGCCGAGTTGTAGACGCCGCCCTTGGCATTCACCTGGCTGACGAAACCCTGGCTGTTGTAGCTGAGGCCGCCCTGCCCGTTCGTGCCGCCGAAGCCGCCGCTGCCGAAGATCGAGGTGAGCACCTGCGATGCCAGGATGCGCAGTTCCATCTTCACCAGGTCGGCCACGAACGAATCCACGAGGCTCTTGAAGCTGATCTTGCCCGTGGTGACGAAGTTGGCCAGCGCGTCCGTCCAGCTGTTGAGCTGGCCGGTGACCAATTCCTCGGTCTGCTTCGATACGTTGCCGGCCTGGTCGGCGAAATTGAGCATGGCGCGCTGTGCGCCGCGGCTCCAGTCCTGCTCCGCCTTGAGCATCGTCGCGTCGGCATCCTGCGCCGCCTGGACGCGCTCCGCCTCGTACTTCTTGATGAGCGCCAGCTTCTGGTCGTACTCCTGCTGGGTCATCTGGACCCGGTTGCTCGGGTCGTTGAGCTTGGCCAGCTCCGCCTCGCTCTCGCGGTGGATGTCGATCAGCTGACGTTCCAGCGCGATCTGGCGATCGCTCATGCCAAGGGCGGCCACCTGCAGGTCGAGCGCCTGCTTGTCGGTGGCCAGCCGCTGGTCCATGGCCGACTTGTATTCGTTGATCCCCTTCTGGGCCTGGCTGATCTGGCGGTCGTAGTACTGGTTCGTCTGGTCGATCGCCGCGCCCAGCTTCTTCTGGACCTCGATGACGGGCGCGCCGCCGGCGATAGCCTTGCCGCCTTCCTCCGCCAGCTTGCGGATCGCCTCCACGCGCTTGTCGACGATCTTGTCGTCGGTGCCCATGTTCTTGGCGAAGGCTTCCTCCACCAGCTTGTTGAACTGCTCCAGCGCGGTATTGGCTTTCTTCACGCCAGCGGCGAAGTCGGCGCCCAAGTCTTCCCGGGTGTCTACCGTGGGGATCTTCGGTAGCGGCGCGGCTGCCTTCTTCTTGGCCGCCTCCGCGGCGATCTCGTAGTCGGCCAAGCCGGTGGTGTTTTCGTGGATAGCCTTGATGTTCTTCTCGGCCTCCGCGTTGATGCGCGCGACCGCGGCGGCGAAGTCGTCGGCGGCGGCCGTGGCCGGGCGCAGGCGCTTCTCGACGTCGCGCAGCTGGTCGACGCGGCCGCTCTGGAACGGCAGCTTGTCCAGCAGGTCCGCCTCGCTGCCGGCCAGGTCCGCCAGCATGGTGCGAATCGTGTTGAACGACCCGACGGCGCCGGCCTTGATGGCCTCCCAGGCGATCAGTGCGCCGGCCTTGATCTTCTCCCAGCTGGTCAGCAGGCCGTCCACGAGCGCGATGCCGGCCAGGCGCACCTCGAGGAACTGGTCCCGCAGGTAGGAACCGATCTCCCAGCCCACGAAGCCTGCCGCCAGCAGCTTGAACGCCACGCCCAGCAGGCCGACCTCCTTGATGGCCGACGAGAAGCTGGCCGAGGTCACCGCGCCCCACTCGGCTTGGGCCACCACCAGCGCCTTGAGCGCCGCGAGCTGGCCGCCCATGCTGGCGATCCAGCGCGCGCCGTTCAGCAGCAGGTTCTGCGTGTACACCGCCGCGGCGATCTCGCCGAGCCGCGTCACGGCGTCGATGATCGCGTCGAAGTTGTCGACCACCGCCTGCGCGCCGGCCGCGATCGTATCCAGCGTCGCCTTCCATTGGTCGCCGCGGAAGAACGTCGCGGCCTTGACGGCGATGTCGGCCAGCACCGGCCCGAGCACCGTGGCGAGCTGGTTGGCCACGCCCTTGCCGACGAAGGACAACTGCTCCATCGCGTCGTTGAAGCGCTCCGCCGTCGGCGCCGCGTCCTTGCTGACGATCAGGCCGAAGTCCTTGGCCATCTTGATGTAGTCGTCGAGACCGGCCTTGCCGCCATTGAGCAGCGGGATCAGCTGGGCGCCGGATTTGCCGAACAGGTCGGTGGCCAGCGCGGTCTTCGTCGCGCCGTCCTTGAGCTGAGAGAAGCGATCGGCCACCTCGCCGAACAGCTGCTCGGTCGACTTCATTTTCCCGCTGGCGTCGGTGACCGAGATCCCGAGCGCCTTGAACTGGGCGATCTGCGCTTTGTTGCCGGCCGCCGCCTTCGTGGCAGCCTGCTCCAGCTTCACCATCGACTTGTTGAAGCCCTCGCCATCCACGCCGGCCTGCTGAGCCGCCAGGCGCCAGCCAGATAGGGTTTCGGTGCTGACGCCCACCTTCTGCGACAGCTTGCTGATCTCGTCCTGCACGTCGAGTGCGGACTGCACGAAGTGGGCGACGGCGCCGACGCTGAACGCGCCACCGATCGCGGTGGCGATGCCGGCCAGCGTGCGGCTGATTTCCTTGGCGCGTTGCTCGGCAATGCGCGCAGCACGCCCCAGGTCGGACTCCAGCTTGGCGATGCGCGCCTCCAGGTCAATGGAGACGGTGCCGACGTTGTTAGCCATAGATCACCCGCGGGACTGTCGGCTGGAAGAGACGAAGGCCTGGACGATCTCGATGTCGAGGCCGGGGACGTCCGCGGGCGGATCGCCGTCGAACGCGGTTGCGGTTTGCACGGGGCCGATGGGCGCCTCGACCAACGGGTACACCCGGGCGAAGGCGAGCCAGCTGAAAAACTCCGAGCGGGTCATGCGACGGCGCAGCTCTGCCACTGTCGCACCCATTCGGAGGGCGAGGACATGCCATAGGAAGTCCTCGCCGCCCCGGCTCAGTTTTTTACGTGGTCCTCGACGACCGCGGCCTGGTCGGCGCCATAGCCGTGGATGTCCAGGACTTCCTTGATGAGGGCATCCAGCAGCGGGCGCCGGAACGCGCGGGCCTCGGCATAGCTGATCGGGGAGCCATCCTCGCGGGTGACGCTCGCGGCGACCGCACGGGCGGACAGCGTGGCGACCTTCTCCGGGTCGCGCACGCCCTTGCCATTGGTGGTGTCGAATACCTTGGTGCACTCGGCATCCGACAGTTCGGTGATGAAGTACTTCCGCGACTTCTCGCCGATGGTGATGGTGCGTTCGTAGCCGTTGGGCGCCTCGAAATCGTCGAGGACGACCGACTTTTTTTCGTTCGTCATGGGAAATCACCGTTGAACAGATAGGTGCCGCCGACGCGCGGGCCGCGCCACGGTGGACAACGCGGTGTCTTCCCGCGCGCCAGCGACAAAACGTGGGCCACCGCTACGGTGGATCAGGGCGTTTTCTGCGAGAGCGTCCAGGCACCCGAACGCTGGATCACCAGCTCGAACTTCCAGACGTTGTTCGCTTCGAGCTGCCAACTCACGTCGGCCACGTAGCCCTTGAAGCTGATGCCGGTACGGCTGGTCGGCGGCGTCAGCACGCTACCGGTGACGGTCGGCGGCGCGGTGCCGTCGGAGCCGCCGACGTACCACTGCACGACGGCGCCGGATTCCTTGAGTTCCACCAGCGTCTCGAACACGGTGTCCGCGGAGTCGTAGGCGCCGCCGATGGTGACCTGGCCCGGCGTGGCCATGCCGGCCTCGTATTCGCGTTCCTGCGAGCTGAAACAGGTGACGTCCACCTGGTCGCGCGGGCCGGCCAGGCCGCTGAACGACATCACGCAGGCGATCTTGTCGACGGCCGTGCCGTCCGGGCTGACGTAGACGTCGGTGCCCTGGGTCTTGAGCTTGCCCATGGTGTTTTCCTCAATAAGGGTGGGTTTCGGGCACAAAAAAAGCCCGCGCGAGGGCGGGCTTGTGCGGCGTCCGGCGTGCCAACCGGGCGGCTTGGAGGTGGTTTAGCGTTCGTCCCAGAACGACCAGTCGAAGCCGACGCGGAACAGCTTCGTCTCCGGGTCTCGGTCTTCGATGTAGCCGCCGGCCATGTAGCCGAACGGGTCGAGCGCCGCGCGGCACGCGGCCGAAATCGCCGCCGCGGTGTCGAAGTCTTCGGCCCAGGCGTGTATCTGGACGCGGTCGTAGTCCACGTCCGGCGCCCGGTTGAGGTAAACGATCGGCTCAAGCGCCACGCCGCCGAACACGACATACGGCGCGGGAGTGCCTTGCGGTGCCACGACGCGATGAATGCCATCGCCGACCAGGGCTACCACACCGGCATCGCCAGCCAGGATTGGATAGGTCTCGGTG